CTTCTTTTAACCCAAGCTGAAAAAGTGCTTTTTGTATTACTTCCATCTGATATTGTTCTTGTTAAATATGTACTAGCCATTAGTTAAATTGTCCTCCACCTGTTGCACCAAATGATGAAGTTAAACTAAAAGATCTATCTGTTGTTTGACTTTCAGCATCGGTTGCTCTTATTGTAAAATTATATGTTGTTGGTGATGTTGAACTACCACCAAAATCTGATGTTGTAATTGCTCCAGTTGAACTGTTTAAAGTACAATTTGCTTGTGAAGCATTTGTTAATACTGATCCCACTTCTGAGTAAGCTATAGTTGAATCTCCTGTTGCAGCTACTGTTGCAACTGTTCCTGAAAAATCACCAGCTATAGTTCCAAGTGAACCAGCAGCTGTTGACCAAGTAGGTGCATCAGAAACTGTTAAAAGATTTGATCCAGAAATAACTGCGTTACCATCTGGGTTTTCTATTCTAATTTTGTATTGTGCATCTACAGTTAATGTAAAGTTAGCTGTAATTGAAGTTGCACTTGTAAAAGTAATACTATTAGCTTGATACCAAATTCCAGTACTTGGATTTAATGCCCATACTTGAGGAATTGAAACAAAGTTTGTTCCAGCAATAACTACATTAGTTGCATCATTAGTAATTGTATTTGGTGTACAAGAAGTAACTGTAGGTTTAGTTTCTCCTATTGTAACTGAACCACCTAAAGATACTGCTGATCCATTAATTGTAATACTTGAATTTGCTAATTTTCCATTTGATATTGAACCTGCTAATTTACCTTCTGCAATAGAACCAGCAAGTTTAGCATTCGTAACTGCACCATCTGCAATTCTTGCTATGTTTAAAGTTCCTGAATCTATGTTAGCTGCACTAATTGAAGCTACATCAAATGTTCCATATGCAACAACATCAATAACATCTCCTGTTGTTAAAGCTGAACCAAATACTACTGAAGTACCAGAAGTAATTGTAATGTCAGCACTTGACATACGAACACCATTTAAATAAACATCAGCGTATCCTGCATCATAAGCAAGTGTATTTCCGTTATCATCTGATCCAGTTACAGTTGTTGGAGTACCAGAAGATATAGTGTAAGTATATCTTTGAGATGTTCCATTAACTGTAGATCCAGCTGCTGCCCATCCAGATGATTTATAAACTTTTAATTCATTAGCTGTTGTATCAAAATAAAGATCACCAACATCTAAACTAGAACCTGGTGCTGATGATGCTATTCTGTATCTATCTGCAAAAGAGTTAACTCCTGAAATATTGTTTGCAACAGTTGTTACATTAGCTGAGTTTGAAGCTAAAGTATCTAATCCACTAATTGCTGCAAGTGTATTCATATCAGATACAGCATCTGCTGTACCTAATGTATTTAAATCTGAAACTGCGTCTGCTGTTCCAAGTCTACCAATCTCAGTTGCTTTCCCAGCAACAGTTGTAACTTCAGTAGCTTTTGGAACTAATCTATGGAATGTATAAGTATTTAATGTTGTAGTTGTTTCTACAATCATTCCATATCCAGAGCTGTAAGTTGTACTATTTTCAGCTCCATTAATTGTAACTGTAGAATTTCCTACTGTTCCATTAGCAACAGTAATAACTCCACTACCACTTGATGTGTAATTTGTTGAAAGTGTTTTAATACTAACTAGAGTACCTGCTCCATCATTAACATCTGGATTTGCATTAGGAAATGCTAATTCATTTGCTATTGGAACAAAGCCACCTACATCATCTACTAAGTCTATAACTCTAGCATCAATAGCAGCAGTTGTTGCTACTTTTGTATCTCCAGCTGACCAAGTATCTCCTGAGTCTATTGTTTCTGAAGAGTCTTGTCTAAAATATCTTGCATCAGAAGCTGATGTTGTAAAGAATGTAACATCATCAGGTGTAGATCCTGAATGTTCTGAATTTGTAACTATAACTGCATCTGCTATTTTAGCAGCTGTAACACCATCATCAGCTATTTTAGCTGTAGTAACTTGTGAATCTGCAATATGTGCAGTATCAATAGATCCATCTGTATAATGTTCGCTATTAATTGCATCGTCTGCAATTTTAGATCCATCAATAGCATCTCCTGCAATCTTACCTGAAGTAACTGCTGAAGCATTAATCTTAGCAGCTTCTACTGCATTAGTTGCTAGTTTAGCAGCCGTAACATTTGCATCTGTAATTTTAACAGTTGTAACAGCATTAGTTTTTAAATGAGCTGTATCAATAACATCTGTTGGAATTGAGTTATTTGTTTTAGCTAGAATTGCTAAATAAATTGTAAGTGATTCACTAGATAAAGAACCTGAATCCCAAGTTACATTAACTGTTGTATCTGATGAAAATGATGAACTAGATATTGTACCTACAATAGTACCAGTAGAACTTCCTACTGCTTTAATTCTTCTACCAGCATGGTAAAGAGAAGTTACATTAGATCCTGCTACTGTAAATGATGTTGCACTTGCATAAGCAAATGTGTGTGATCCATCACCATCTCCATAAATTACCCATTCTGCATCATTGTACCATTCTCTAACATCTGCAAGAATAGCTCTCATTGCATTGTTAATGTTAGAAGGTAACATACCTTCAGCAATACTAATACCTCCTACTGAAGTATTACTTGCTGCTGTTGTGCTATAATCTTTTATACCTGCCATTTAGTCTCCCATGAACCAAGAAAACGCTTTATTGCTTTCTGTATTTTTTTCGTTAATTAATGTGTTTAATGCTTCTTCAATTTGTCTTTGAAAAAATTCTTGAGTTTCAAAACTATATCGAACATTGTCTATATCTGTACTATCTGTCATCTTACTCCTGCTCTACTTGCAACAAGATCAACGCCCTGTGCGTGATTAAATGTAGTACCACTTGGTACTTTAACATTTGCTCTAATATATCTTCCTGATTTTCTAACTGGATTTATTCCAGAAGTAACCATAGAAGATGAACTAGATTCTGTTTCACTATCAGCTAGTCTTTCTCTCGATTTTAAAGTTACTGTAGCTGCTGCATCTACAATAGGTCTTATTCCTGTAATATTAGCTCTTAATCCAGGGAATGGTTCTATTTCAGAAGTTTCTACTTCACATTCATTATTGTTACCTGAAAAAATTGCTGCTTTATAATCTGAGTCAATTGCTCCTAAAAGCATTTGTCCACCAGACCAAAAATCTGTATCAAGTGCTGCGTTAATATTCTCTAAACTTTGAGATATAATATCCATTAATTCAACTGTATAAGCACCTACAAATTGTGAAAAAATTGTACTGGCATTAGCTGTTGCTAAAGACCATTTTTTTGTAGCGTAATTATATATAATGATTTTATCACAAATCCCTGTAGTATTGGAAGTGTTGTCAACGCTAGGGTACAACCACATTGCTAATTGATTAAAAGGATCCACTGCTGCACATATTCTATCAGCAAAAGCTTTGTTTAAATTAAGATCAAAAAATCTATTAACTTTTTCTACTCCTATTGGTAGAACAGTATCACCATTAATTTGGTAAAATCCATCATCTGCATAAAAGAATACTTGTCTATTATCTTGGCACACTGTTCTTCCATACATAGATCCTCTATTAGGAGATATAACAGATAATCTAAATACTGTATTACCACCAACATAATCCATACGAATTATTTGGTTTTGTCTAAATACATATCCAATCTCTCCAGATGTAATTGCTACAACTTGTCCACCAGATCCTGGAAGATCTTGGTAATCAGATTGTTTACCTGACCAAGTAGCAAGGTCATTAATACCTGACCATTGGATTCTATTTGTATTATTTGTAATATTTCCTACTACAAAAAAATCTCTAACAACTCCTGAAACTCTAAACACAGGTAATGTACCTGCTGTAACTATTGAACTAAGATCTGCAAAGTTAGTAGATGTACCCATTAAATAATATTGAGGTGCATCAACTCCATTACTTGCAACAATATATTCACCAAATTGTGTAAATGTTGTAAAGTCATCATTATTAGCAGTTAAACTAGATTTTCTAGAAGTAAAAGCTCCTGATGCTAATTGATATATATCTGTTTTAGTTGCAACAAAGTTAAATACTGAATTAGAGTTATCTCTAAAAGATCCTGCTCCTGTAGAATTTTTACCTATATTGTTTGAACTATAAGCAACTAAAGAAGGAAATCTTTTATAACTCTTTTGAGCATGATAAACATTACTTGCTACATTAGCTCCTGGATTCAAGTGTTCTGGTTGATCAGGTAGCCATTCTCCAAAAGGTATCTGCATTATCTATTCCTGTAAAATGATAGATCCGTTTGAACATCTGTTCTTTGTGTAACAGGTGCTCCACCATATGAATCTTGTTTATCGTTATTCTCGCATCTTTCCATAGCTGCGATATACATTTGTAACCAATTTTGTTTTTGATCTGGATCCATACCACCTAAAAAATTAGCAGCATGATATAAACTTCCATACAAATAAATATTTGGATGTGAGTTTAAGATATAGTTACTTGTGTTAGAATCACTAAGAGCGTTAAAAGCTTTATAGTAAGATAAATAGCCAGTATAGCTAGTATCAGGGCTTGGCCCAAACCTAAATTGTTCCGTTTCATTGTCTGCCTCAATTGTGTAAGCTCTAGGTCTTCCAGTTCTAGAACCACCTCTTGTTTCAAATAAATTACTCGGAGTTAAATATTCTAATGGATATTTGTTTCCTGATAATATGTAAAATGATCTAACAGATATAAATCCTGTTGGTACAGTTACAGTCTCAGCATTAATAGTAACAGTATCTATCTGTTCCATTTGTCTTATTCTTAACTTAGCATTAAAATCTGCTTCGGTTAATTTTATAAAATCATCTGCAATTTCTGATGTAAGATCAGATCTATTAAGCCAATTAGCTATTGATGTTTTTAATTCTGCGTATGTTGATAATGCCATTATAAGTTTCCTTCAGATGTTTTGAAGTATCTAAACTCATTACTATTAAGTTTTTGTTTTAATATTGTTTGTTGAGTTTCTGTAGGTAAAGCCCACCAATTACGAGTGCCATTAAATTCTTTGCACCAAATTTGTAACATAATTGGAGGAATACTTGCTACTCTCTTCATCTCTCTAGATGGAGTATATCCATCATTAAGAGTTTGTAATTTCTTATTTCTTTCTAATAATTTGTTAAAGTCTTGTTGTTGATTGATTGTAAGTTTACCATCAGACTCTTGTATATACTTAGTCTTAACTCCGTTATACCAATCTACTCCTCTAACTTTACTCATTATTATTCAGATAGTTCAGTTACATATAAATCGACAGATCCTATCACTGCAACTTTTTCACCTTCTGATACTTTAAAGCATTCAGATGATTTAGATTCTAAGAATATCTTAGAATTTGTTGCTGTAGGATTTACTCCAAACTCAATATGACAATCAGCACTTGGAATAACTCTAACATATTCAATGTTAGCTCCGAATGCAGATGATTGAGTTGAAGATCCTGATGATGTAACTTTTTGTGTCGTTACTGGTCTCATTGCGTAATTACTCCCGTACATTGTTTGTTCCCTTTATGTTCTGGATTAGTACCCTGAATGTTCTCCAGGGCACATTATCCGATTTAATTATCTTCTTATAACGAATGTTACTACTAATTTTTTAGCACCAGTAGATCCACCATCAGTAAGAACTTCAATAGTGTCACCTTCTGAAACTTCATTAGCTGCAGTTGGTTCAGCTGAATCAACATCTCCAGCAGCTGATCCTGAATGTGCTACTGTTATGCCTCCACCTGTAATAGCAGTTCCACCTAATTCAAAAGATATTGCTGCATTTCCACCAGAAATAGCACCTTGAAGTGCTGTCATGATTTTAATTATTTTGCCTCCATCAGGTACTGCAACAAATGTTGATGATGCTGTACTAATGTCTGCGATTGTTGTTGTTAGAAAATAGTCGTTTAATGTTCTCATTTTGTTTCCTCATTGTTCCGTCTTTAACCCCTCTCAAGACTTCAATGTTAATTAGGATGCAAGGGGACTAGATATTGAGGTTAGCCCCCTACGCATTTATATTGATTACGATGTAGTCAAGTCAGCTACTAAGCCACTTGCTGCTTCGTTTCTAGATTCAAGAGTAGCTTCTACTAAAAGCTGTCTTTTCTCTGTGTCGCCAGTCTTTGCTAATTCATGCATACTGAAATCTCTTAGGAATGCAATTCCCCAGAAATCCATATCTAGTACATAAGCATCTCTATCTCTAGAGAATCTATTAGGTACTACTTGCAATTGACCAAAGTCAGAAGCGTAAACATCTACAGAAGTGTATAATGTAGCGTCAGCACCTGCATCAAATCTAGTACTATTACCAGTAAATCCTGATAATTTTTGCTTGTTGAAAGGCCCTACCATAACTATTTGAGGGTTTCCACCAGAGTTCCATACTGATTTAATTACAGATTTTAATTGAGCCTCAGTAAATACTCTCTGAGTTCCATCTGTTCTAGCAGTGTTACCTGCACCACCTGATGCTGGGGAGCCTGCTGCCGACATAACATCGTTAGTTGCTACCCATGATCCAAGTGATCCAAATTTCCTTGCAGTAGAAGCATTACCTGCTACTTCTGCTTGGTTGCCAGTTAAAGTTGCTTCCATATCTCTCTTAAGCTCTTTTGCAGCTTTAGCGATTTGGTAAGCTAGTTCAGAAGCTCTTCCAGCTTTGTCTACTGCTTCTTGAGTACCAGATATTGTAATAACTTTGTCCATAATTTGACAAGAGTTAGATAATCTAGTAGTCGCAGAAATAGAGTCTGCTGTAGCTTCGTCACCTTCGATAACAGCGTTTGAAGTTGAAGCTGAAGCCAAACTGTCAGTTTGCCATTCATGTAAAACTGCAGTTGCTTTTGTTTTCGCAGCTGAGCTTAGGAATGGAGTGTCAGTAGGCGAGATGTTATAAATAACATCTGACAGGTCTTCTCTTTCACCAACGCTATCATATGTGTCGAATGTATTGCTTGGTTGTGCCATTGTTTGTTACCTTTTTGTTTGAGATTTAAGATTAATCATTTCAAGTATAGCTGACTGAGCATCTTTTATATGTCCAGTTTTGCTTAACTTGCCGATTTTGTTTTTTATAACCTCTCGTCCCGAACTTGCATTTGACTTAGCCACTCCTGATTTAATAACCTTTGGTGCATTAGCTACTTTTTTCTGAGCAATAGGTTTTTTATCCTTTTGAGATTTATATCCCATTGCATCTTTAATCACCATTAAAAAACGATGATCTGCTAAATTACCAATTTCCTGGTCAGTAAAACCATAAGATCTTAAAGAAGTTCTCATGTCTGTTCTAAACTGATCAGCTTTATTGGGGTCACTATACTCAGGTATCCTGGCTGCTGCTAGTTGTCTTTGTGTATCAAGGTATTCATTATACTGTTTAGTATAAGCCTCTTTAGCTTTGGACTTCATGTCGTCAATCTGCCTTGTTTGTTCTCTTAACTGGTAATCCAGTCTAGCTGCAGAAGTTGGATCTTCTTCCCAAAGTTTTTGGAGATCTTTGCTACCTTGCTGTTGTCTGATAAAGCCATCAGCAGTTGATATCAAATCATTTAGTTCACCTAAACGAGTGTCATAATTTTGACGAAAACTATCCTTTTGAGTTTCAAGATCTTTTTTCTCAAGACTTAAAGTTTCAATAAAATCTCCGTGTGTCTCTATTATTATTTTTGTATTTA